GTTGTCTGGCCATAATTACATAACACCTGCCCCCTTATCCAATTGTTTGCACTTCCTTCTCTAAACACTCAATGCATATATGAGCATTATCCGTATTTGCTTCACGGATATATGTTTTATCAAAATGAGTAATAGTTAATGGCATTTTTAAGGTCCACATGCACGGCTCATTACAAACAGAGCATGTAGGAACGTTTATTGTTTCTTCTTCCATTTACACCACCTCACGCTAATCGCTTTATAAAATAAAAAATCATCGTAATCTATCAGCATACATTACGACGGCCATGATTTCTTCTTCAGTCATACCTATCGCGTGTTCTTTATTTAATTTACTAATCTCGGTTAATGCTTGTTTACATTCTTCCATCAAATCACCTCACATAAAATAAAAAAGCAGCGGATTCGCTACTTTTGTTGTTTCCTATTTATAAACTGAAATCTTCTAATGATTTATCAATCTCATCTTGTTGGATTCCTATATAACGTAATGTAATAGACGGGGCAGAATGATTAAAGATTGTTTGTAGCATTACTACATCTTTTGTCTTCTGATAATAATGATAGCCAAAAGTTTTTCTAAGAGTATGCGTTCCAATTTCATCAAGCCCTACTTTTTCAGCAGCGGTATTCATGATTCGATAAGCTTGAATTCTAGTGATAGGCTTTTTTGTCTTTTTAGAAGCAAATAAACAATCTGTTTCGTTCATTCCACTTACATACTCGTTTATTTTTTCTCTTAACGCTGTATTGATAATGAAACGCTTATCTTTTCCGGTCTTCTGTTCTTTAATAACAATGTGAGTTCTTTCTTTCACATCATTTACATGTAACTTTAATAAGTCACTAATTCTTAGACCTGTATTGATTCCCATTTCAAATAAAAACAAATCACGATAAGATTGGCGACGTAAAACCTCTTTCACTTCTTCTAATTTTTTCTTATCTCGAATTGGTTGCACAAACTTCATTCCTTACCCTCCATACATTATGTTACATTAGGTGGTTTTCACTTATCTTTTACAATATTTGGTTTGTGTTGAGTTTGTTTCGATAAATGCAACATGTTTGCGCTTATCTTTCCCTAACAACAAATAAAACGCCACCCAGATCAAGATAGCGCCTACGATAATTGTTATCGATTGAATCATTAATCCGTCAATAATCCTAGTTTAATTAGAATCTCTGAAAACGAATATCCATATGCAAATCCTACAATTCGAATACCTGGAGAGTATCTATGTTTTAAATCTTCATTGTATGTTTTCTTATAATACTCTAACTTATTATCAATATTGTGCCTATCATTGATAATTAATTCATCACTAGAGAATCCATCCATTGCAATCTGCACAGCTACATATTCTGCATTCTCACTTGTTGCCACATTAAAACAACGTTCTAATCCGTCTAATGTTAATTCCATTATTTATTATCCCCCTTAAATATCAAGTAGTTCAAATTTACGCTTAATATGTAACTGTCTCATTTATTATTTCCCTTCTAAACAGACCAACGCTATATTAAGATCCTTTATATACCCCAAGGCGGTCCATCATGTTCAACTTTCATGGAATACTATTCATCTTAGGGTTCTTTCTGTTTTTATGTAGTTCTATCACTCTAATATTGTTTTTTACAGTCTAATGATAATCCCGAAAAAATGTGCCTATTTTATTTAATTAAAAAGAGCACCCGTTTCCGCGAGCGCTCTTTAAGGGATTGCGAGTACCCTCATTAACGAAAGTTAAAGCAGTTACAGTTAATGAGTTACAAGCAGTATATGTTTGTCTACTTTAATGCGTGAAAAAAGAGCATCCACGTCAGTAGATGCTCTTAATGTGATAGGCGTTTTCAGTGAGTATTGAAATGAGATACAAGCGAGTGAAAGCCTGTCCTCCACTTTCAATATATGTTTTTCTTTATTAAAGGGTGCAAACGTAAGAGAGCACTCCCCCAATAGGTGCTCTCTCTTGAAAATAAAGGGGAACATGTTGGGAACCGTCCCGTATCATTATATGGTGGATTCGCCCCCATTATAACTAAGACATTCATTAAAGGCGTTTAATGTATAATTTCTATATAACAACGAAAAAAGCACCCATTTTGGATGCTATTGATCATTATAGTTACGTTTCAAAATGATATTTAGTTCTTTTTCTGGTTCCTCGTTTTTTGAATGTCGATAATACTCCAATTTATACTTCTTTACATCATAATTAAAGAGACCTATTTTAATACTGTTAGTTTCTCTCAAAACAGCCATTAAACTAGCTACATCCTCATTTTTAGAATCAAGAATCATTTCTCCAGATTCACTTCTAAAAAACACTCTCATACATTCATCCCCTTTCCCACTATCTATTCGACAGAAAAGAAAAATATCCTACAAAACAAAGAGCCATCCACGAAGCGACAGCTCTTTTACAGCTTATAAAAATATTAAAGGGGATGGAGAAACATTTACGAAAGGAGAATCTCACAATCATTTCAAGGCTAATTATTCTCAAACTTCTCCAAGCCACCATACTCCTTTAAGTTGATACCCTAAAGGTAGGCAGGTATCAACTTAAAGGAGAACAGAAGCTCTCCTCCGTTTAGACCATTTAAATTAATGAAGTTTTGAAGACTATTCTATTTGCGTATTGAAATCAAGAACTACATACAAAGTGAGGTACGCAACTCCTTACTCGCATGTTCAATAAAATCCTCTTACAGATAAAGGAGAGCAACGCTATACGTTCACTCAATCACTCATCTATAAGAGCTGGTTTCGGCCTCTCATATATAGGTGGCAACCGTACGACAAAAATAACGTTTTAAAAGTGAAAGTCTCATCCGACCATGCAGAAGAGACTTTCACTAATTTGTATTTTTATTTTTTCATCTGCTCTTTTTAAAGTAGTTTGAACAGTACTTTTAGTAACCTTCAACATTTTAGCGATTTTTTCCATAGAGAAACAATTCCCCTTCGACATCATATATATTTCTTTTTCTCGTTCCGTTAAAGTTGATAAAGCATCTTCTAATTTAATCCGATCCCAATGAGATATAGAATTCTCTATTGGTTTATCATCCCATTCATATAGAGTTTCCGTGCTACGAAAATATCTTTGCATTAAAAGTGTATCAACTGTTTTTTCCTTTTGATATGCCGCTCTACGTTCAATAGGTCTACGTAACCCTGGTTGTTTTGCTGTACGCATCCATTCCAGAGCATAATTAATATCACTAATCATTTCGTTAATAATACTTATATCTTTCTCTGTTGCGCCCACCTTAGATTCTTCTAAGCTCTTTCTTGTTTTAGTATACTGCTCCATTAAATCTTTCATACCAGGTTCCTCCTTTTATATAAAAAGAGGACGCTGAATTATATATAAGAAGAATTGCTTTCTTATGCATAATCAACGCCCTCTAAATGTGGACTATTACTTTCATTATTTTTTAGTTATTCTTTAAATACGGTATGTGAAATTTTTACCTTAGGTTCCTCTTTTTCAATTGTTCACTTATATAACTTGGATCTCGTATACCAAGCTCTTTTGCTATCTGTACTTTTGTCATTCCACTTTCTAGCATTATTAATGTTTTCGCACATAATACATCCCATTCTGCTTTTGTTCTACGTTTCCGATTATCACCTACATAGGTTCCTCCTAAAGCAGTACCTAATTTATTTATCTGTTTACCTATATCACAATTATGTAAACAATGGTTGGCTTTGTATCGATACTCACACCCATTACAATGCTGGTCCTGTAAATTTATTATTTTTAAGCGTACGGCTCTTTTGTTAATATCTTTTATTTGTCCCATTAGCTGCAAACCGGACAATCTAGTTTATCTACATATACCAGGTAATCTACTAGAGCACGATCCGTTCTTTCTACTACATACGCATGTTTTTCAAATTCTTCCCTCGGAATGGATTTACGGCCACCATCATATAACATAGCTTCATAGTATTCTGCTACTAATGAAACCGGAACGAAAAGAAACAAATGGATCCATGCGATTGTGTATCATTCAAATAATCAATTTGATGCCTACTAATACTATCTAAAGGGAATCTTTTTGTTTCTTTTGTAGACTTCGCTTCGAAGTAAACTGCTCTTCCTTTATATACTCCATCATAATCTACTGTAGATTTGCTTTCCCATGCACTTTTGGTTATCTCACCTTTTTGATTCGTTTTTATAACTTTCACCGGTGTTGGACGTTTATTAAAAATACCTACATTTGCTGTTTTATACATACGACAAGTAATGTTTAATAAATGTTCAAATGCCATCCCTCTATTTCCGTAACCCATGCTGCTTCCTCCCCTGAATAAAATTCAATATCCCGTCAATACTAATACTGGACTACCTTCCCTAGGTAGCTTCTAACAAGTTTTTGAGCAGTTAGCTTTTGCTAGCTGCTTTTTAGTACAAGCACCTATTTGTTAACAGGTACATAAACTATTTCGAACCTTACTTTTCGACTCATTTAATTGTTCATGACTCACAAACATAACATAATGAATGACGTCATCTTATCAAACGAGCACTCTGGCACAAGTGCTCGTTTGAGTTTGTTAATTTTCTATAAAATAAAATTTTTATTAATTATTTCTCAACAATTAACACATAGAAATCCCAATCCATTTTTGGTAATATATAGTTAGTCTCTATTTGTTTAGTATATATGCCTAGCTTTGTTAAAAGGACCCACCCCCTTAATGTGGGTCCTTCTTTTTAAATGTTTTTCTACTAAAATAGCGTTTTGGTTATAAATTACTCATCATAATCTGTATCATCTACTGCAATAAAATCTTTCTTACATCCAGGACACGTAGCTAAAAAATCTGGATGATGATCATCGTCATAAAATCGGAACTGATTCCCTTCTCCGCAGTGAGTACATTCCCAATATCCTTGCATAACATAACCTCTTGTTGTTTCTGGTTGATCATTACCAACTGAATAAACTAGATACGGTTCGGCTGTCTCAGCATAATGTGGTTTATACATAAAAGGCGTTAATCCTGGCATTTCCATTCTCCCTTTCTCTCAAATAACAATTTCTAGACTCCTATATTTCAAGAAACCCAGATTACACATTTAACTTGAAGCAAAGGATTAGCTTCATCAATCTGTAAATTCATTTTCTATCTATCCTTAATTGAAGATTTATGAATTCAAACTAATTTGCTATATAAGTTAACTTTCTGCGCTTCATTCGTTCTTCTCTTGATGGAAAAACCATCTTAGACCACGGTGATCTTTCTTTTCCTATTTTCCCACCCTTCTTTCCACATTCTGAACGTGTCATGATTGGAATTGTTATTGCTTCTTCTATCGACCATCCCAAACGCTTAATTCTATCGCGTGCAACTGTGTAACTAATCCCATTCAATGCTGCTATCTCTCTCTGTTCCTCATTCAATGCTTTATTTTTAAAACAAGAATTCACTTTGCTTGCTCGCTTTATACTTTCAATTCTGCTTAAAGGTGGTTGACTTATTGCATCAATTAGTGACCATCCTCTTTTTATTCTGTCACAGTATGCATGACGAGTTATCCCATTTTGTAAGGCTATTTCCTTCACCATATTCCAACCATACTTATCATGCATCCGAACAGGGGTTGTTATTGCAACTTCTTTCTCCCATCTTAATTCCCTAATTCTCTTGTTCAGCGTACTTGCACAAACACCATTTCTTTCTGCTATTTCATACTCTTCTGGAGTTATATAATAATCATATGGATTCCGCATGAATATCTTCCCCTATTCAATTGTTAGTTAATCTACTTAGTATCCTTTTCTTGTCTAGGAAAATTCTTAGCATTCTTTTCTTTATACGCACGTACAATGTCCTCATATGTAGATCCATACAAGTAGCAAAGACGGAAAAAAATGCCAAAAGCCTTATGTAAATGTGTTAGAGTTACATTTAAATCTCTATATTGGCACCACGCACGTTTTGCAGTTAAAATATCCTGCATATACCATTCAAAAAGCATGTTCACGTTTCGTACATTTTTCTTCATTATGTATTGCTCACAAAACGTTGCTGCGATTCTGCGTTTTAATGTGTAACCATCTAATTCAATTACAATGTTCATAAGAAAATAAAATCCATCAACTAACTCGTCTAATAATCCCTCTTTAGAAGTTCCAAACCCTACACTCCACATTTTGAAAGCTCTTGTTTCATTCCAAGCCTCGCCAATCTCCACCAACAATGCGCGAAACAGCATGTCTAACTTGTCATTCCCTTTATAACCAATACGCTTATCAAGTTTCCTTTGCATTTCCATTAATTCACTAATATCAAATGTTTGGCCCGTTTCTTTTTTAGTAATGATATGTAGGTTAGTTGTATGTGTCATTGTACATATGCTCCTTTACGATAATCTTTAATAATTTCACCATCATTATTGAAATAGACAATCTCCCAATGTGGATTGAATCTAAACTTATGAGGATTATCATCCAGGACAACAAACAAATCGTTTTTGCAATTTCCGACAATCGTCCCTGTTCTTCCCTGGACTTCGACACGCATTCCACGTTTAGCAAATGAGATTCTTCTAAAATTACACATCTTCCGGAACGGCTCTTCTTTACCAAACAAGGTTGCTATATCAACAACACCTTTATATTCACAAGTGATAAATGGCTCAAACTGTTCGAATGGCATATTAATAAATCCTTGCTGTTTAATTTGCTTGTAGAAATGGTATTTCGCCATCTTTTCATTTTCTTTTACAACAATGTGATTACAACACCATTGAGGAAAGACTGTTGAAATATGATACTTATATGTAGATTTCATCGTTCTCCCTCCTGGCTAACTAATGAGACTTTCGACCATTCAAGAATTGGACTTTCTTCCACTCTTTTCTCTGCTTCCAATAAGAATCGCGCGGATTCATTACAATTTGTACATGTAACTTGAATTTCTTTTTCTGTTGTTTGGACCATAACACCCTGGATTCCGTTATCCTTTGTAGTGATGATAGGAAGTACTGCAGCATTCCCCATTTCTTGTTCCGCTCTATTTAGTTCGGCCGCTACATTCATTCCACAATTACATAAGATTTCAAATTTCATGATTCCATTCTCCTTTAACCGTTTTATGATCGTTATAACGAGTAAGACCGCCAATTCTAGATCGTCCAATTCCCACAACTGGCGGTCCTTTGTCCTATAACACTCTAAAGCTATTAACTTTCCAATCAATTTTTCTCTACGCAATATCTTGTTTCACCTTTTAAATTCCCAATATTCAAAAAACGTTAAATACACTCTTTACCTGTTCAGCCTGCAGCATCTTCTGCACAAAATAGTAATTCTAAATCCTGCGGTTCTGCTTCATATTTTTCATCTGAATTATTTACAAACACCGTTACGATTCCTGTATCTTTATCTTGATGACATACAGTTAAAACACGGCTATCATCACTAACGAAATCACCCGAATGAAATTCATTATTTCTTCTTTTTTTCTTAGCGAAGACTCTGCGGCGCTCTTCCCAATACTGTTCATCTTCTGTTGCTAAGCGGCATTGATCTGCATATTCCCATCCTCTATCACCTGCATTAGCTACACTGTGATTTCCCCATACACCTAAAATTTTAATTCGACCGTTCTTTCTCTCAACTTCCATTGCTTTTACTTCTGCAAACATTGTGTAATCATTACATTCATACGCTACCCAGTCCCCTCGTTCGAATGGTGTTTTGATAAACTGCGGTATTGGTACAATAACTGCTACAATTTTCATCTTTAACCCTCCAAATATTTGGTTACATATTGTGGTTTAAATCCGCTATTAAAATAGATTCGTAACGGCTGCGGTTCCTGCGATTCCCTCGCGGCTTTGCAAATCTCTTCTGCTTCGTCCCAAAAGAAACCTTTATCCTGTGCTCGTCTATACCGCCATAACGCTGTTACATAGTCGATATACATATCAAAGTGATTATCCTGCTTTACAGAGCGTGGCAGTTCATCTGCGCTCCATACATCACACGGAATAATCGCAAGCACATCAGCGAATCCTACACGTCCTGGCAGGTGCTTCGCTTTAGCATTTCTTATATCAAACGGCTGCGCCTGTTCCCTAGAATCTATTACTTTTTTGTTTTTTATTGCTGCAGTTGTATTTGGGGTTTCTTGCCCATCGCCTCCAAAAGGTACATTAAGGACTGGTTCCATACAAGAAAATGTCTTTAAATCAGTCTGTTCTACTCGATTCAGAGATATTTTAGTAATT